AGTTCAGACGTGTGCTCTTCCGATCTCATCCTTAAAGGAGGACATCTATAATGACAGTGACGATAGATCAGGCATTAAATGGCTTAGAGCGATTCGCGAATAGCGAACTGATTCCACGGCTACCGGAAGGTATTGGCGTGGCTGCGGCTATACTTATGCGGATGGCAAAGGACGGCGGGAAAGAGCGGCTGCTTGCAATGAAAGACAATTTCTTTGTGCAGCTGACTGGGGCGCTTGACGAGGAGGGAAACGTCGACATCGATCGTTTATACAAATACGCTCGGGATGAGATCGACGGGAAAAAGATTAAGCTGTTTTCAATCAAGGACAAAGATATGCGGTTTGACGTGACAGACGTAGACAAGCTTTACAAATATATTCAGGAGGTGTGAGCATGAAAGAGTATATGGAGAAGCTTTATCACAAGCTGCACGAGGCCATGGAGAAACCTGTGACGCTCGGCAGTGCGGAGGAAGTCGGCCTGTACGCGAAGACGATCAGCAGGCTGGAAAAGCTGCACGGGCACAATGACGAGCCGGAGACGGCCACGTTTGATCGCGAAACGGCGATACAGTGGGCCGAGCGCATGCAGAATGCAGACGGATCGACCGGCCCGCACTGGACGATGGAACAGACGACGGCCGTTGCCGAGAGCATGGGCATTCAGGCACCTGCGGTCCCCCGCTGGGCGTGGGGCGTGACCATGAACATGATGTACTCGGACTACTACCCGGTCGCGGTAGAGTTCGGCCTCAACCGCCCGGAATTCTACGCCGCCCTGGCAAAGGCGTTTCTGCTCGATAAAGACGGCCCGGGGCCGGAGCGCAAGCTCATGAAATACTATGAGCATGTGGTAAAATAAAAAATTCCCTCTCCGGATTGGAGAGGGAATTTTCATCTTTGCACAATCATCCCGATAACACCATTTACAAATATGATGTGTTCGGATAAGTGCATATCTGGTACGCCGGACGCGCCGAAATCCGAAACAGAGGGCGGCGCGAGAGCGAGGGCGTCGGCGTAGGTTACTTGGGAGGAATCGGTGACATTCAGGAACAGCTTGAAAGAATTATCGTACAGATAGATCGCGTTTACGAATAAATCTATGACTTTTTTGCGGTATTCCAGATCGGATCGGTCGCCAGTGCGGAACTGGCTGAGCCATACGACGATGTCCTCTTTCCTGATCTGGACGCGGCTGGCGATGCGGAGGGATGCAAGATCGGCTTCCAGCGCCTGCTTTCGGGCCTCGGCAGTTTCAATGCGCTCGTTGATCCTGCGGCGGGCAGCTTCCGCCGTTGCGGAGATCAGCGCATCGACAAGCTGATCGATCTCCTTGTCGGCGTCGCGGATCTGCTTCTCCAGCGGCTTAATGCCGGATGCGTCATAGCTCTTTTGATACTCCGCCACAACGCGCTCGGCTGCGCCGTCGATCCAGCTGTCCGTCAGGACGCACGAGCCGATATAATCCACAGCACTGGCTTCGAGTTCGTCCTTGCGCTCATTGCGCTTTTTGCAGGTGTGCTGCTTCTTCCGCGCCGCGCAGGTGTAATAGTAATACGTCGCACCGTGCCTGCCGCGCCCGCACTCCCCTATCATCGGCGCGCCGCACTCGCCGCAGAAAAGCTTCCCATGCAGCAGGTATTCCACCTTCGCCTTTGCATGGCCGGGGGCCTTGGCATTCGCATTGAGCCGGTCGCGCACACGCTTTTTCAGCTCCTTTGAGACGATGGCCGGAAATGCGTCCTCGATCACGATCTCGCCGAGGTAGTCATACCTACCAATATACCGATCATTTGCGAGGATCCGCTTTACCGCGGCCAGCGTGAGCGGGTTCCCGCGCTGGTTACGGTAGCCCAGCCGCGCGCAGTCGGCAACGATCTGCTTTTGCCCGGCACCGTCGGCATACTGCTCATGGATAAAGCGGACGATCCGGGCCTCATCCTCATTGATCTCGTACTGCTTATTCACGACGCGGTATCCGAGCGGGGGGAGGCCGCCGAGGCTCAGACCCTTCTCGGCGTTCTGGCGCATCCCACGACGGACATTCTGGGCAAGCTGGCGGGAATATTCCTCCGCCATGGCCTCCAGGATCGCCTCCAGAAGAACGCTCTCGCTGCTGTCGCCGACGCCCTCGGTCACGGACAGGACGCGCACGCCGTTCGCGCGCAGCTTTTTCTTGTAGATTGCGCTGTCGTACCGGTCACGGGAAAAGCGATCGAGCTTCCACACAAGCACAAAGTCAAACGCGTGCTTCGCGCTGTCCGAAATCATGCGCTGGAACTCTGGACGCGTCTCTGCATATCGCCCGGACAGCGCCCGGTCGCAGTATTCGCCAACGACGCGGTATCCGCGCTGCTGCGCGTATTCGCGGCATTTGGCAAGCTGGCCGTCTATGGATTGGTCATTTTGCCCGGCGGAAGAATACCGGGCGTAGATCACAACGTTGGCAAGATTCAAATTATCCACAAAAGCCTCCAAAGATACCGCTCCGGCTGATCGGGCCGGGGCGGTAATTTTCATGTGCGGATCCAGCCGATCGATGGGATGAGCACGTCGGCCACAAGCGCAAGGGCGCACAGCAAAAGAATACCCAAGAGGATGAGCGTCACAAGCCGGTGCATGCGCAGGGATTTCTGCTGCTGGGCAAGCTGCGCACGAAGCGCTGCGGTCTCGGCACGGAGTTTTTCGGCATCGGCAGGCTCGGCAGGCTCGGCAGGATCGGCAGGATCGTCATGCGGGATGCCGAAATAATCGTCCATGGAGACACCCATCTCCCGGCAGATCGGGCCGACCGTGTAAACAGACGGATTTTTGATGTCGCCGCGAAAGAACTGGGAGACGGTGCCGACGGAAAGGTCGGTATTTTCGGCGACGTCCTGATTTGTTTTGTGCGGAGTGATCGTCTGCTTCTGCTCACGGCATAAATCAGATAATTTTTCCTTCAAAACATATCATTCCCCCCAAAAAAGCAAGACGTCTGACTGCAAAAAGCAACTGTCATATCTTTACAAGTCTACCGTGGACAGGCTACACTAAAGTTACAGACGGCTCCCGGTCGCCTGCGCAAGCAAAAGCCCGCGCCGTTGTTCGGCCAGCGGCGCGGGCGAATCTCAAAAACCGAGCGCATACATCAGGCTCGGAATGACGCGCAGGATTAAGAAGCAGCCGGCACACAGCGCAAGCGCAACAACGATCACGATCTTTCGAACCTTGCGCGGCCCGGCGACGGCCTCCTCGTATTCCTCGGGCGTTAAACCATCCGTATACTCATCATAGAGCGGGCGGCCAGCATCATCAGGGAATTTGTTATCATAGATCCGGCAGAAGTCGACCAATGTGCCGATGCCACAAAAGCCAAGCGTAAAGAACCAAAGCAGCCCCGTCCAGATCTTGCCGACATAAAACCGGTGAGCGCCGAAACCGCCGAGGAAGATACAGAGCAGCAAGGCAGTCGAGCGTTTCTTCCGCGCCGGTGCGGCCTGCACCTGCACGCGGGCCTCCGCCTTTGCCTGATCGCGGATATAATTCACGGTGCCGCAGCCGCAGTGCGGGCAGATCAAAGCCTCGTCGTCGATCTCTTTGCCGCATTTGTTACAGTACATAAACCCTCCTACGGATTGCAATCCTTACACGGCGTATACAGAGCCGCAGCCTCGGCGCGGGTGCCGGTGTAGCTGCTGCGGTTTGCATAGTCCATCTGGCGGACGTGGTAGCAGTTTGCAAGATGGAAATAGCCGCTGGATGTATTTACAATAAACGTCTGTACGTTCTCGCTCGTCGAGGCGGAGATCTGCGGGGCCTCGGCGGGAAGCGTGCCGGGGATATAGGATACAAATTTACCGATGATCGGTTCCAGCGGCTCTACATCGAGCGGGTCGCCGCCGATGCTGGCATAATACTCCGCCTGCGCTTCGGACTGCTCCACGTCCGTATATTCTCCGCTGCCGGAAAACGCCGGGTCTGCGGCAGGAAGCACAGCAGCATCCGCAGCCGCGCGGAGCTCTGCGGGCGAAGCCCTGTAGGAGCGGGCAGCGGCAACGACCTCCGCAAGATTCAAAAGCCCAATCCATCCGGCAACGGCCAGTACGCAGCAGACCAGCACAAGCAAAACCTTGCGCCATGCTTGCCTCATGGCAAAACCTCCAATTATTATAAGATAATTTTGTAAAATCTTATAATTGTAATTATCGAACGGATGTTCTATGATAATCATGCGATGAAAAGGAACATCTTATCTAAATTGTAAATCAAATGGAAGAAAACCTCAACGGCAATAATAAACAAAAAATAGAAGAGATTTTTGTGGAAGAATGGAGGCACTTATGGAAATGGAACGGAATTTGCTGCTGAAAGAGATCAAGCGCCTGCTGCGGCTGGCCACAGATGCGGATCTGGATCTGATCTGGCGCTTTATGCGGACGCTGATCGCATAGGCGCGGGAATAAAAAATAGGCCGGGGACGGTTATTCGTCCTCGGCCATTTTTTTTGCGATCTCGGCCAGCAGCTGCCACTCGTCGGCGCTGAGTTTGCTGATGATCGATACAAACCGCTTGCGCGGCGCGTCGTCGGGATCGTGCATCACGACGCCCATAAACTCCGCGATCTCCTGATTCCTCGTCAGCTTCTGCCGCATCTCACCGTCACCGGTGCGCAGCCAATGCTCATCGATGTTGAATTCTCGGCAGATCAGTTTAATAAACGGATCGTTCGGCGTGGTTTTCTCGCCCTCTAAATTTGTAATCACCCCGCGCGTCGTGCCGAGCCGCTCGGCAAAATCGGTCTGCGACAAGCCTGTGCCACGGCGGATATCCTTGATTCGGTCATTGATCGTCACCGTATCACCTCCCTTGACTATATTATACACAGCTGCGATGTATTGTCAATACAAAATACACAAAATAATTCTGCATAAATGTATTGACAAAACATTTAAAAGGTGGTATTGTGTAGTCACAATACAAAACGTGACAGCAAAATGTCGCAACAACGCGAGGTGAGAAAAAATGTCCGAGAAGGAAAAGCAGGCAATCGAAAACCTGAACAAAAGCACCGAGAAGCTGACGCCAGCGCAGATGCAGCGTCTGAGCGATATCGCCTATGGCATGGCGCTGGCGAAGGAATCCAAGCAGGAGGAGCGGAAGGAGGCGTGAGACCATGATCGCCGTTTTTGGGAAACGGGGGCCGGACGGGAGATTTCTCCCCGGCGAAACTTTTGAATTTAAGCATCCCGGCGAAGAAAACGGCGAACCCGTGATCGACGCCTTTGCCCGCTGGGCGGCGGAACGATACCGCCGGGAACAGGAACAGGAGGAGACGAAGAAGACGTGATAGAGCTGATCGTATACGTGGTAGAGGACATTTCCGGGACGCACACAGACCCGTACCACTACAAGATGTACTTCCACACGGAATTCCCGGTCGATGTTGAGGTAAGGCCATGAAGATCAAGGAGCTTTTGAGCCTTTTCCGCCTGACGTGCGACGTGCGGGTGGTATACATAATGCGCGCAAGCGAACAGCCGCAAATTCCGAACAGCAGCCTCGGCTATACGGGGGGCCTTTATCTTCCGGAGAAGACGAGGCAGCAGACGCTGACAAGCCTGAAAGATCTCAGCGTATTTGAGGATGGAGAGGTATCTGAATTCTGGGTCAACGGCGGCACGCTGATGATCCGGGAGGCGGGAGGCTGACCCATGGGGAAGGAAAAGACCTACACCCTCACATTGAGCGGGCAGGAGCTGCATGATCTGATCGAAGCGGCGCTGGTGTGTGAGTGCCAGACAGCGCAGATCATCGGCGGGCTGAAGCGCAAGGGGCTTGACCTGGACGCGCAGAAGCTCGTGACACAAAACGCCCGTCTGGCGCGGATCGTCAGGCGGATGCAGGAAGCGAAGGAGGAAAGAGCATGAGAACGAATCTTGCAGAACGGCTCGGGGTCGAGCCGGAGGAAGTGACGGAGGAACGGCAGCGGCGGATCTGGGAGGCTTACCAGACGCGCAAGGCCATGCGGCGGCTGGCCCGGCTGGGGTGCGTGTGGATCTCGGGCGTGGGCTTCGCGCTGTGCATCATCGCGGGCTGCGCCCACGCGGCGGAGATCGCCGCCGTCCTCGGCGGCGTGTCGATCACGACGTTCCTTGCGGGGATCTGCCTGTGAAGGAGCGAAAGATCACGGTCGACTTCCGCCCTGACCAGCTGGCGGACGTGATCGAGGAGGTGAACGCCTACGCGGACGATCTCAAGAATGATCGGGCGCTCCTGTACGAGATGCCGCGCGTCGACCACGAAACAACGGACGCGCTGCTGGCGCAGGAGACGCGGCTGCAAAAGCTGGCGTACTGGCTCCTGTGCGTGCAGGACGAAGCGCTATGACGGCGCAGATCTACGCGCCGCGCCTGCGGCAGATCCCGCCGCCGTGCGGGAAGGACTGCCCCGGCCGGGCGCCGGGCTGCAGCGCGCGGTGCTGCAGCTGGACGCTCTATGAGAGCATTCGGAATTACATTTACGACGTCAATCACAAGGACAAACTCAGTCTGGAGCCAGACAGAGCCGCCGCCCGGCAGTTTGAGCGGGCGGCAAACAAAGAAAGGAGGGGCAAGACCTATGCAGCAAAATAGCATCGACTACCCGGGCGAGCGGGCCGCGAGGCGCGCGGATATCGTCGAGCAGCCGGGATATACCGGAAAACACTATTTCGTGGTGAATTACGCGGGGCGTCAGCTGACCGTCCACGCGGCGGATGAAACGGCGGCTCTCTTCTGGGCGGCCAAGCGCTGGGGCTACAGCTTCAAGCGGCCGGAATACCATCAGTCGGCAAGCGTGGCCAAGCTCGGCTATCAGCCGGACATCTGGCCGGGGGCGATGGTATGAGCGACAAAACGAGAAATCTGCGATACAAGCGTCCGGCACTAGCCTCAATGGGCGCGTACAACATCACGCAGGAGCTCGACGACATCGTAGAGGCTTGCAATGGCGTGCGGTACTACATTGAGCAGGCAGACAACGACGAGACGCTTCTCAATGCACTCGATGGCGACGAGGATGCGGAATGGGAATTTCGCATGGCTTTCGCAGATTTATCCGCAAAAGCCGACGAGCTGCAAATGAGGCTGTATGAGCAGGATTTCGAGGACTTTTACCGAGACTTTGACGATGCAACAGTCGCTCTGATTGGCAACCGCTACAATCTGGTTGGGTACGACAGTGAGGATGAGGACTATTTTTCTCTCACGAGCTACGAACAAGGGCTTGCGCAGACGGAAGCTGGGAAGCGGCTTTGCAGGCTGACCAAAGCGGAAATGCTTTCGCGCATCGGCTGGGCATTTGGCATTCTGCTTGCATTCTTCGACCTGCGGCAGCAGTACGATTATCTCAAGGCGACTTTTGATATCCTGCGCAACGAAAATTCGTCGCTGCTGGATACGATCAGGGAAATCGAAAAGGCATATGACGAAATGGAAGCCGACGATTTCCGTGAGTACAAGGACAGCACGAGAAAATTTGAACGGCTGCTCGCCGCGCTTCCGGATCGGGCGTGGCTAGAATGAGAAAACGGGAATACAGCCAGATATCGTTTGATGATCTGCTCGGTGTTCCGACTGCTGGCGAGATAGTTGAGAGCCATGGGCGCAGGCTGAGTTTCGATGAGGCTGCTGCAAGGATCGGTGAGATCGTTATTCTGAATATCAGCACGGAAAACCATGAGTGATTCCGGGCTGTGCGGGTGCTGAAAGCGGTGGTAACGCCGGACGGCGAGCGTCGACTCATCTGTGAGCAGGGAAAGGGCCTATGCTACCTCAGGGATGGGGCCTTCCTGCTGAAAAACAAATACAGGGGAAGCGGAGGATGCTTGCCCGAATTTAGTTTGGAGGCTTATAGCGTATGATCAAGGAAATCGTGCAGGCGCTGCGGTGCACGTCTACACCGGGCGGATCGACCGGAGACTGCGAAAAATGTCCATACTGGAAGACCGAGCAGCTGACAGCCGAGCAAAAAGAGAAGCTGGGAGTGGACACATGGACAAGCTGCGATATTGACAAGGTTGGCACGGACGCAGCCGACCTCATCGAGCGCCTGACCGCCGAGAACGCGGCGCTGCGGGAGAAACAGCGGCGGATTCCGGCGGCGGAGCGGCTGCCGGAACCCGAGGCAGAGCCGGAAGCGCTGGAGGTGGATTTATGAAAAGTCCCCTTCTTTGCCGCATGGGTCTGCACAAGCTGGACAAGTATACGTATGTGCAGGTAACACGCCGCAGAAGCAACCGGCACGGTGGGAAGTATCACACAAATTACGCAATCTGTGAACGGTGCGGAAAACTCTGTTACCGGGTGCGTCGATTTCAGAAACTGGACGTGGCGCGGATTGCCGGAAGCGCAGGAGGGAGAAGGTAAGCATGAGTAAAGCTGTTTTGATCAGCATCCGCCCGGAGTGGTGTAAGAAGATCATCAACGGGCGGAAGACCATTGAGGTGCGCAAGACGCGTCCGAAGATGGATACGCCGTTTAAGTGCTACATCTACTGCACAAAACCGGAGGAAAAGCTAATCACCATTATGAAAGACGGCGATGAGAATTATGGAGAGACGTATCACGGCAAGCCGGTTTTCATAAAGACGGAAAAAGCGCCGACCACTGGCTTATGGGATAAGCGGCAAAAGGTTATCGGGGAATTTCTGTGCGATCAGATCATCAACATTAACGGCGCGGGAAGGATCCCGTCGGATGCTGCGCGGCCAACCTGCCTAGAGCCTGCGGAGCTGCACCAGTATCTCGGAGCCGCCGCCGGCTTCGGCTGGCACATCTCAGATTTGCGCGTTTACGATCACCCGCGCGATCTGTGGGAGTTTACCGGCCTGCGGGAGACAAAATTCGGAGCAGAACCGGTGCCAATCACCCGCCCGCCGCAGAGCTGGCGGTATGTGGAGGAAGAACTATGGAACGGCTGACGATACCTGATGTTCGGGTGGACGAGCACACGACACGCAGAAGCGTGATTGACGTAGCCGCGGTGCGAGAGCACGCGATGAAAATTTATTGGCGGCTGAAAGCCTACGAGGACACAGGATGGACACCGGAGATGCTGCGTAAGATGGGCGAAAATGCTGGGCATCTGTGGGATTTCGCGCAGGCTGCGGAAAACATGACGGTCGGACGGTTGAAAGAGCTTGCCGAGGCCGACAAGGACGGGCGCGTGATCGTGCAGCCGTGCAAGGTGGGCGATAAATTATACAGAGTGTTTGCCGGAGAAATCTTCGAGCACCGAGTCGGGAGAATGAAATACTTCGCAATACAGGGACGGTGGGACATTGAAACGTACCCATTCTGCCCATGCGTGGAAAGTTCCATAGGAAAAACTGTATTTTTGAGCCACAAAGAAGCCGAGAAGGCTTTGCGGGAAATGGGGGGCAAGAAGGATGGCAACGAAACGAGTATGTGACCGCTGCGGGGCGGAAATAAACCCCACAAGCTCTGCGACGTATGTAAACGTACGACGCGCGTTCCATGAGAAATCACCTGATATTGAGCTTTGCTGCTCCTGCGCGATGCAAATCAAAGAATGGCTTAAGCCGCGTGTAGAGGAGGGCAAGAAGGATGGCTAAGCACATAACAAGCGCACAACTGCAGGAGATAATGGACGCGGAGGAAAGAGGACTCGATAAATACAACGAGGCACTGCGGCGGATCGCCGGAATCGAGGCAAGGGAATATACCACATACCAGTATTTTGATGAACGCGGTGAATACGTAGGCGACGACAACGAGATGCTGCTTGAAGATATACTGGATAACGCAGGTGTGGAGGTGCACGATGCCTGACGAATACATCAGCTGCGAGGAGGCCGAGCGGGCGATGGAGGGCAGGCAAAGGTGAGCAGTAAAGAGTACATGCGGCGCTACATCCGGGAGTACAAACGCGAATCTTACACGTTTTTCCGGGAAATCGGCCTTTGCGTCAGATGCGGACTGAACCCGCCCCGGCCCGGAAAAACAAGGTGCCAGGCCTGCGCAGATAAGGAAAACGCATGGCAACGGCAGGAAAGGAGCCGGAAGTATGGACAAATCCGAGTATGAGAAAATGAACGTCCAAAAACTGGTTGAAAAGATCTGCTTTTTGAAAGAGCAGAATCAAAAGCTTGGGGTGACGCTTTTGCAGGCCATGCGCGATATGGAGAAACTGGATGCCTGCGAGATCTGCAAATATAGCCACAATGGAAGCTGCACAGCGCCGAAGGAGCTTACAATGGGCGGATCGTGCTTCAGCTGGCGCGGAAGGAGTGATTGAAATGCCTGACGAATACATCAGCCGCGAGGCGGCGCTGAAAGACTTTGAGGAAAACAACGCAAGGAACCCGTACTGGACGCCTCAGCGGGTAAAAACGCTCCTGCTGCGCCAGCCCGCCGCCGACGTTGCAGAGGTGGTGCATGGGAGGTGGAAGAAAGTGCAAAAGACGGGGAGTACATGGGAATGCTCCGCTTGCGGCGTGAAGGCAGGCGCATTTTTGGCGGGGTGCTCTCAATATTGCTATTGCTGCGGCGCACGGATGGATATGGACGGGGCTGCCGAATGAGCGGGCTGCGGTTTGAATCCATGGCGGACATGCCGCCGAGGATGCGGGAGCTTTATGTACGGCAGAAGCTCGACCTCTCAGGCGCTGCGGCGCCAGCTCCCCTTCGCAAGGGGAGCCGGGGGAATGCGAAGTACCACAACGAGCGGGCGGAGCGGGCCGGGGTCCGGTTTGACGGCCAGAAGGAGGCGCGGCGGTACGACGAGCTGATGGTGATGCTCCGGGCTGGCATTATCTCCGATCTGCGCCTGCAGCAGCAGTTCACGCTGCAGGAATCTTATATGACAGAGACCGAAGAACGGGTCCGAGCAGTGCGGTACACGGCGGACTTCTCGTACCGATTCGGTGGCAAGCTTGTCGTCGAGGATGTGAAGTCCAAGCCGACGCGGACAAAGGAGTATCTGCGAAACCGGAAATTCATGCGGTCAAAATTTGGAATCGATATACAGGAGATTTAAACATGCCGGAAGAAAAAAACGAATGCCGGACGGGAATGCCGTGCGGCCTGCCGAAAAGCGGGAACGCCTGCATGAACCGCACGACGGCCTGCTGCCTGAAATGCGGCTGGAATCCGGATGAGCAGGCGCGGCGCAGGGCGCTGCCGCTCGTCAAGGGCGCGGACGGACTGCTGCACAAGGATATCAGCACCAAGGAATAGGCAATCAGCCGGGGACCATATTTTATCGGACTTATGCCGCAGCCGCTCCGCCATGAGACGGCTGCGGGAGGATCACCCTGGCTTTGCACCCGGCGCACAGGAAACTCCCTCAAGCTCTGTGCGCCGGGGATAAAAAGCGCGTGTGGAACGTGCGCACGAACGGAACCCGTCAACGTTACCCCACACGGGGGTCTCGCATAGCCTCCGTGCATCGCTTGCCTCCTTTTTATAAGCCGCCTGACGGCAGTCAAGGGCGGCTCGCCCGGAGATGCGCAGCGTTTGACAAGCGAGCGCGGCGCGCCGGTGCGCAGACGGTGAAAGCCCGTCCTGCCTGCGGGGGCCGGAATACCGGCCCCCGGACGAAAGGAGAATGGAAATGTCACACGTAGTCGATCTGACGGGCACGGATTTTGGATATTTGCACGTCATCGGGCGGGATACCAGCAAAAAAGGAGACACGGCACACTGGATCTGTCGGTGTAAATGCGGGACCATCTGCAGCAAGGACGGAAAATACCTCCGGAACGGGCGTACAAAAAGCTGCGGATGCCTCCGGAAAGAACGCGCGGCCACGCTCGTCACCAAGAAGGATCCAGCCAAAAAGCCAAAAGCCGAACCGAAGAAGAAAAAATTCGGCCGCGGCCCGCGGCGGGCAGGCTCCGGAATCTGTTACAACCCACTCTGCCCGACGCGCAACAACTACCGCGGCGCCTGGAGCTGCACCGAATGCCGCTTCTGCCCGGAACGCAAATTTACCCGCCAGTCGAGGCGGGAGATCATCACAATTTGAAGGGAGTATCAAAATGGCAGAAATCATGGGCGCGTTTGCGCACGACCTCGACAATTTTGTCGCATACTACGAAAAACAGCAATGGGATACCAGCTTCCGCGGCGAGCAATATCCGCCGCGCATCGTCATGGAGCAGTCCACGCCTCCGCTCTTCGAAGTGGGGGCGGACGGTGCAAAGACGCTGGTGCCTAATCCGACAATTCAGATTATTGGTCGACCGGAGACTGAGGTTGTTACGACCGGCAAGCTGCAGATCAGCAAGAAGGATTTCACAAATCTGTGCAACCGCGCCGCCGCTCTGCTGGAGCTGTTCCTGCACGGTTTTATGCAGGAGCGCAAGGAAATGGAGGCGGAACGGGGATGAGCAAGAAAGACAAGCGCCGGGAAGCGCTGCTGCTCGGCAAAAAAGATATGAGTTTTACGGAGATCATGCAGGCAATAGGGGCATGCAGGGCGGACGACTGCGACAAGTGCCTGTTGAGCGGCGGCCCCATCGCAGGATGGTTCCCGGAGGATGTGCCGGACTGCTATACCGTGCTGCTCAAAAATGCCGGGGAGAAACTGCTGGAATACTACCAAAAGATCCGGGAAAACGACGCGGCGGAAGAAAATCAGAGAAAAACAGAAGAAAATATCAAAAAACGAGGAAGCAAGAGCGAGGGAGTCTTGGACTCGTGCCCCGTTTGCCCGGTATGCGACTATGTCTTCGACGAATTCAGCGTGAGCGACGATGCAAGACGGCACATCTTTCCATTTGGCGCAGAAGACACCCTTGACTTTGGACTCGAAGAACGAATCGTCAGACCACAAAAATGCCCGCAATGCGGCATGAAAATCGCTGGGATTAGGTGGACGGAGCCAAAGTTTGTTGGGAACCGCAAGGAATTCTCGTTCAGCCGTCCGCCGGAAGACGTGGAGGAAAAAAGAAAATGATTTTGCTGGAATGCACAGTCGCGCTGCGTGACGGCGATCGGAAAAAGCTTCAGGAGCAGCTTGCGGAGGAGATCGGGCAGCCAGTCGTTCTTCTGCCGAACAGCATATCGCGGGCGAAGGAGCGGAATATCCTGTTCATTTGCGACAGAAAGGCTTGCGAGAAATGCAGCTATCCAACGTGCAGGCATACGACGGAGCTGGAACACGCCAGAAATTTTGCACAAGAAGGATTTACGAAGCGCACGGACGGCGTGTGGGTAGAGCAGGAGGGCGCAACGATGGAAGTGAAGATCGACCAGGACAAACTTGAAAAGAGGCTGGTTGAAGCAATGAGGGAGGCGATGGGACTTGAAACAGAAAAACGCAGTCCGCATGGTCTGGCGCTGGGATGATATCTTCCGTGTCTACCGCTGCCCGGTCTGCGGCAGGCCGGAGAAGCCACATATCGAAGTCTGGAAAAATGGCGGCGTGAAGCGCGTTTTGCCGCGCCGGTGCCAATACTGCCAAGCAACACTGGAAGGGATAGAAGGAGAAGAAAATGATCATTGAGATTCTGAGCCTCGCTGCCGCGTTGGAGTGGATCGCGCTGGGCGTGCTAGTATTTTTCAAGCTGCGCGACAAGAAGCGCAGGCTTGACGCGGCGATAAAGAAATTGGAAGACGCTATCCGCTGAACGCATGGCCGGAATCTCCGGCCACGCTTTGAGCGGGCAGAATGGACAAAGGGGTTGAGACTATGGCAAAACGGCACAAGCGCCGGTTATTTACCGGGGCGGTATGTACGCAGATCGTTTATACCGTGTCCGATGGCGCGGACAAAAAGACCAGCAAGCCGCGCAAGCCGCGCTTCCAGACGCAGGCGGAGCGCGATGAATTCAACAGCAAGCAATCGCTGGATCGGCTCGTTGCGCTGATGAACGCCAATTTCTCGTCAACAAGCCTGTATTCCACGCTGACGCTGGATGCAGAGAATGAGGTACATACCGCAGAGGAAATGCGCAGGGTGCGCGACAACCTTGTGCGCCGCATCCAGTATCACTATCCGGAGGCCAAAATCGTTGCTTTCTACGGAAGAGGGAAAACAACCAATCGCTTCCATTTGCACATGGTAACAGAGGGGATCCCGGAAGAAGCCATCGGCGGGCTTTGGGGGCTCGGCAGCGTGATCGAGGTTCGGCACCTGCGAAAGCACAATTATTACATAGATGAGCAGGGAAACAAGGTCGACCACGGCCAGGACTACACAGCACTTGCCAGTTATCTGCATGCGCACTGGAGAAAAGAATTCGGCGGCCACCGGTACAAGGCGACGCGCAATTGTATCCGCCCAGAGCCGGAACCTGCGACCGAGACTGTACGCGAGTACAGCCCTAAGCATCCGCCCGTCGCCCCGCGCGGCTATATCCTCGTCGAGGCACGGACGACAAAGTACGGGTATCAATACTATAAGTATGTAGTCGATCCAAGATCAGAACAAAAGCGGAACGGGAGCCGCTTAAATTAAGCCTTGTATATGCGTAAGGTTTTAGCACGAAGCAGGAAGGAAGTGGGAAAGTGTCAAAGACGAGATACTGGTGGTACTGGAACGTCTGCCGCACCATCGGCGAATTCCCGAAACTGGACAGACAGGTTCGGGACATGAGCCGTCAGAAGATCACGCCGGGATATTCTGCACAGCCGGGCGGACATTCCTCCGGGCGCGCCGTCGAGGATATCGCTGTGCGCGTTTTATCTTCGCGGGAGTACGAGGACTATGCTGCCGTGCAAGCCGCGATCAATACCGCACAGACATGGCGGGACGGAGCTGACGTGCTGGAGATCGTGCGCCTGCACGCATGGATCTGGCCGAGGGAAAGCCTGGAATCCGCCGCGCGCCGGGTGCATGTCAGCCAGTCGACAGCCAAGCGTATGTACAGCCGTTTTGTATACGAAGCGGCGCGGGAGCTTGGCTATCGCAAAAGTTGAGCCAACAGGGCCAAAAAAATGTGCTACAGTGATAGCGTGAAGAATTGGAGGGAACAGGATGCAGCCATGGGCCGCGCGCTTTTACGCATCCGCGCGCTGGAAGAAATGCCGCGCCGGGTATATCAAGTTCCGCCGGACCATCGACGGCGGGCTCTGCGAAGAGTGCCGGGACAAGCCGGGCTATATCGTCCACCACAAGCGGGCGCTGACACCGGACAACATCACCGACCCAGACGTCAGCCTGTCCTTCTCCAACCTCGAGTTCGTCTGCAAGGACTGCCACGATCAGTTTGACGGGCACGGCGTCGCAAAATCTCTGACGCAAAAAATTTTCTTCGACGCCGCCGGCGACCCGATCCCCCCCGTCGCGCGAGGCCGGGGCGACGGCTGAATCACCGCACGCCCTACCTCGGAAGAATACGCAGGCCGTTCGCGAGGCCCCCCTACAAAAGCGCGGCGATAAGTAATCTACGCGCACGCGCGGACAGACGGCAAAAATCACGCGAAAAGGAGGCGTTTTCTGTGGCGAATCAGCGTGAAAAGACCAAAGAACAGCGGATCCGCGCGGAGAAAGCGCGCCTGAAAAAGCTTTACCGGAATCTGCCGAAGGAAGCGGCCGGGACCGTCGCGGGCCTCATAGATCAGGCTGCCTTTATGCGCATCGAGTGCGAGGACATGGCGGACGACCTGCGGGAAAACGGCTGGACGGAGAAATTCCAGCAGTCGGAGCGACTGGAGCCATATGACCGCGCCCGGCCCATCGGGCAGGCGTACAACTCCACGAACGCGAATTATCAGAAAATCATCAAGCAGCTGACCGCGCTCCTGCCGAAGCCGGATACCGCGCAGAAGCAGGAGGACGACGGATTTGCAAGCTTTGTCCGGGAGCGTGACGAGGGATGAAACTCACGCGCTATCCGGCGACCTACAACCCGATCCTCGAATACTGGGACGCGATCCAGTCAGGCCGCGAGACCGTCAGCCTGAAGGTGCAGAAAACCTACCGGCACGTTGTAGAGCAGCTGGGAGCGGAAAACTCCGAGTTTTACTACTCGCCGAAACGCGCCAATCACGTCCTTGAATTTTTCGAAAACTACTGCCACCACTCCAAGGGCAAGGCGGGCGGACAGCTCGTCAAACTGGAGCTGTGGGAAAAGGCGCTGCTGGCGACGATCTTCGGTTTTATCGATATCGAGGGGAACCGGCAGTACCGCGAAGCAATCCTCATTGTCGGAAAGAAAAACGGTAAATCGCTGCTGGCCTCCGGCGTCGGCCTGTATTTACAGCTGGCGGACGGCGAAGCAGGCCCGGAGGTATATGCCGTCGCAACCAAACGCGACCAGGCGAAGATCATCTGGCAGGAAGCAAAGCGCATGGTGCAGAAATCACCGGCGCTGCGCAAACGGACGCGCTGTCTGGTCGGCGAGGTGGACAGCGATTATAACGACGGCGTATTCAAGCCGCTGTCCTCGGACAGCGACACGCTCGACGGCCTGAATATCCACGGGGCCATGATGGACGAGATCCATCAGTGGAAAAACGGCAGACCGCTGTACGACATCATTGCCGACGGCGATCAGGCCCGCGCGCAGCCGCTGCGATTTATCACCTCCACCGCCGGCACCATTCGAGAAGACATCTACGACGAGAAATACGAAGAAGCCGAGCGCATCATCAACGGCTACGAAGATCCGGACGGGTACCACGACCCGCGCCGGATCGCGTTTATTTACGAGCTCGACAAGCGCAGCGAGTGGACGGACCCGGACTGCTGGAAAAAGGCAAATCCGGGCCTCGGGACGATCAAGAGCTACACGGCCCTCAAAGAGCGGGTCGAGCGGGCGGAGAAAAACCCGGCCCTCGTCCGCAACCTTGTCTGCAAGGATTTCAACATCCGCGAAACGTCCTCCGAAGCCTGGCTCAATTTTGAGCAGCTGGACAACCGCGACACCTTCCAGCTTGACAAGGAAAACCACCGCCTGATCTGGCAGCACCACATGCCGGACGGAAAGACGCAGGAGCGCGTGCTTTCCTACCCGCGATACGGCATCGGCGGCGCGGATCTGTCCAAGACCACTGACCTGACGGCGGCAAAGGTGATGTTCCAAGTGCCGGAGCTGCCGGAGATCCTGTTTGTGCTGCAGATGTACTGGCTGCCGCAGGATCTCTTGGAAAAACGCGTCACGGAGGACAAAATCCCATACGACAAGTGGCATGAGCGCGGGCTGCTCAGATTGTCAGAGGGAAACAAGATCCGCTATGAGGACGTCAAAGCATGGTTTGTCGAGGTGCAGGAAGACCTCGATATTTTTATACCCTTTATCGGCTATGATGCGTGGTCGGCGTCTTACTGGACGGACAGCATGGCGGACTATTTCGGGGCCGAGGCCATGATCCCCGTGCACCAGGGCGTAAAGACGCTGTCCGAGCCCATGAAGCGCTGCGGCAACGACCTGAAATCCAAGCGCATTATTTACAACAACCACCCAATAGACAAGTGGAACCTCGCAAACACCGCCTACGACGAGGACAAAAACGGCAATATCCAGCCGCATAAAACGAGCAAGTCCACGCGCCGCATCGACGGCACGGCGGCCCTGCTCGACGCCTACGCGATCTACGATCAAAAGCAGGCGGAATACACCAGTATGCTCTAGGAGTGAGACAATGGGATTTTTTAAAAACATCCTGACGAATATCACGACCACCAAGCGCGTCTCGACCGTCCAGATGGTGCAGGAGCGCGGGAACGGCTTTTACAGCTACAACGGCAAAATGTATCAGTCCGATATCGTCCGCGCCTGCATCCGACCCAAGATCAAGGCCATCGGCAAACTGACGGCCAAGCACATCCGGGAGACAGTCACGGCCTCGGCGCGGAAGCTCGCCGTAAATCCGGAGCCGTATATCCGGTTCCTGCTCGAGGAACCGAACCAGTACATGACAGGCCAGCTGCTGCAGGAGAAGCTGGCCGCGCAGCTGGTCCTCAACAACAACGCCTTCGCCGTGATCCTGCGGGATGAAAACGGTCTGCCGAACGCCATTTTCCCGGTCGCGGCCATGCAGGCCGACGCCGTTTACGACGCAGGCGGGAATCTGTACCTGAAATTTTACATGCAGAACGGCAACGTCCTGACGTTTGCCTATGACGATATCATCCACCTGCGTGGGGATTTTTACGAAAACGACATCTTCGGCGACCCCATTGCTCCGGCCATCGTGCCGCTCATGGAAATCGTCACCACGACAGACCAGGGCATTGTAAAGGCCATCCGCAACAGCGCCGTGATTCGCTGGTTGCTGATGTTCGCCGCGTCCATGCGCCCGGAGGACGTGAAGAAGCGTGCGCAGGACTTCGCGGACAGTTTCCTGAACGTGACTAACGGCACGGGCGTCGCGGCCGTCGACGCAAAGGCCGAGGCCAAGCAGATCGACCCCAAGGACTACGTCCCGAACGCCGCCCAGATGGATAAGACCACGCAGCGCATCTATGCCCTGTTCAATACCAACCCGCACATCGTCACATCCATTGCGACGGAGGATGAGCAGAACGCCTATTTTGACGCCGAGATCGAGCCGGTGCTGAAGCAGCTCAGCGGCGAGTACACCCGGAAGCTATTCTCCCGCCGCGAACGCGGCTGCGGCAACCGCATCGTCTTTGAGGCGTCCGCGTGGGACTTCGCGTCGACCTCGACCAAGCTCAACCTCCTGCAGATGGTCGACCGCGGCGCGCTGACGCCGAACGAATGGCGGCGCGCATTCAACCTCGCGCCGGTAGACGGCGGGGACAAGCCGATCCGCAGGCTGGACACGCAGCCGGTCGACCGGAACACCACGCAGAAAGGAGATGAAACCACATGAAGATCAGCATTCGCGGACCCATCGTATCCAGCAATCAGCACCGCTTCTATCAGTTTTACGGAATGGAGGCGACGAGCCCGAGATCCGTAGCCGACGCGCTTGCCAAGGGAAACGGCGAGCGGGCCGAAGTCGAGATCAATTCCGGCGGCGGCGAGATCTTCGCCGCGAGCGAGATCTATACCGCCCTGCGCAGCTACGCCGGCGGCGTGATCGTCCGCATCGTCGGCCTCGCGGCTTCGGCCGCGTCCATCATCGCCATGGCGGGAGAATCAGAAATGACGCCAACCGGCATGATGATGATCCACAACGTCCAGACAGAGGCCAGCGGCGATTACCGCCAGATGGAGCACACCGCCGGGACGCTGCGCGACGCAAATCACGCGATATCCTCGGCCTACGTCGCCAAAACCGGCAGGCCGGAAGCGGAGATCGCCGCCATGATGGACGCAGAAACATGGATCACGGCGGAGCGGGCCGTTGAGCTCGGTCTCGTCGACCGTGTGATGCAGCCGGATACCGGCCAGAAGCCGCTGGCGGCGGATTTTTATTCCGGCATGCTCAGCGAAGACGCGCTCCGGCGCGCGGAAAACTTTTTAAAAGGTCAGGCCGCAGAGCCTGATTTTTTTATGCCCGAACGGGCGCAGGCAGAAGCAAAACTGAAATTTTTAAAACTCAAAGGAGAATTGAAATGACAAAGGAATTTTACAACATCCAGCGCCAGAAGCTCATGGACGACGCCCAGAAGCTGCTGGACGAAGGCAAGACCGCAGAGGCGCAGGCCAAGATGAAGGAAGTCGAGGCCCTCGACGCCAAGTTTGAGGAGGAAGCCAAGATCCAGGCGAACCTCAACGCGCTTGCAGGCCAGAAGGTTGCGGCCCCGGCTGCGGCCGCGCAGTCGGTTGACCTGTCCGGCACGGCAAAGACTCCGGACGTACTCGACCGGTACGACACCGACGAGTACAAGAAAGCCTTTATGAACTACGTCCTGACCGGCAAGAAGATCCCCGCGGAGCTGACCAACGCGGACGCGAACACCAAGACCTCCGACGTCGGCGCAGCCATCCCGACCACGACGCTGCAGAAGATCTACGAAAAGATCGAAGCGACCGGCATGATCCTGCCGCGCGTGACGCACACGTCCTACAAGGGTGGCGTGACCGTCCCGACCAGCTCCGCAAAGCCGACGGCCTCGTGGGTCGCGGAAGGTGTAGGATCCGACAAGCAGAAGAAGTCACTTGGCTCCATCACCTTTGCCTACCACAAGCTGCGCTGCGCGATCTCCATGTCGCTCGAGGTCTCCATTGTGACCTACCCGATGTTTGAGTCGCAGTTTGTCGCCAACGTGGCCGAGGCCATGGTCAAGGCCGAGGAACAGGCCATTATCAGCGGCTCCGGCTCCGGCCAGCCGAAGGGCATCACCAAGGAGACCGCCGTGACCGACCAGAACATCAACATTGCCGCCGCAACGACCGCGCTGACCTACAAGGATCTCACAGCGGCAGAGGCCGCGCTGCCGCAGGCATATGACGCGGGCGCAGTCTGGTGCATGTCGAAGAAGACTTTCTTCGAGCAGATCGTCGGCATGGTCGACAGCAACGGACAGCCCGTCGCCCGCACCAACTACGGCACGAACGGCAAGCCGGTTTACTCCCTATTTGGCCGCGAAGTCGTCCTCGTCGGCGATTATCTGCCGCCCTTTGCCGCAAGCGTGACCGCAGACACGATTTTTGCCTTTATCTTCGATTTCAAGGACTACCTCTGGAACGAAAATCTGGGCATGACCTTCCGCAAGTACACCGACAACGCGACCGACGACGAGGTCACCGTCGCGCTGGCGCTCGTCGACGGTAAGGTCGTCGACAAGAACAGCCTCGTCACGCTGACCAAGAAGAAGGCCTGACGGCGCGCGGCCAACAGGGAGGGATGACAATTGGCTTTGATCAACGTTGCAAAAACCGCCCTGCGGCTGACCACCAACGCCCTCGACGACGAGCTCGCCGACGAGATCGACGCCTGCCTCATGCGCCTGCACCTTGCGGGCGCAGAGGGAGCGGACGAAGATCCGCTGGTAAAGGACGCCGTCCGCGCCTACGTCCGCTGGCAGCATGATTTCTGCGGACGCGGCGAGGAATGGAAGACCTGCTTCGCAGATATCCGCGACGCCATGGGACTCTCGGACGATTACCGGGAAGTCCCGGCCAGCGGCGGAACAGGAGGTGCTTGCTGTGATCTTTGACACGCAGATCACGCTGCGCCTGCTCTCCTACCCCATCGTAAACGGCCAGACGACGGAAAAGCTCGAGCGGGAGACCACCGTCTGGGCTGCACGCAAGTCCGTAAACCGTGCCGAGTATTATCAGGCCGCGCAAGCCGGCAAGCGCACGGACGCAATTTTCCGCATGCACAGCGCGGAATACGGCGGCGAGCAGCAGCTCGTCTGCGGCTCCGACGTCTTTGACGTCGTCCGCAGCTACGGGCAGGAAACAGAGGAAACCGAGCTGACCTGCAAGCGGAGGGACGGCGCATGATGATCTATGAGGCACTGGCAGACCTGGGCATTCCGGTCTGTCACCCGCCCTACAAGGGCGCGGAAGAAACATACATCACCTATCAGCTGCTCGGCCAGTCAGGGCAGCTCTACGCCGAGGGCGGCGAGGCCGAGACCGGCGTGCAGTACGCAGTTTCCATATTCGCCGATAGATTTGCCGCCGGACTTTTAACGCGCGCAAAGGCCGCGCTGGAGGCCGCTGGCTACATCGTCACCGTCGACATGGAAACCTACGACAAGGAAACAGGCCGCACGCAGATCGCGCTCATCGCCGAAACGGAGGGCGCGGAATATGGCTAAGATCTCGTTTTCAGGAACGGATGAGCTCATGGCGACGCTCCAAAAGGCCAACGCATTTGACGATGAAACGCAGAAGGAACTTTTATACGCCGCCGGGGATATCATCGTCGAGGAACTGCAAAATGCCGTCCGGGCGAGCGGGTTCCGCACGGAAGCCTACGCCTCCAGCGTGAAATACCGCAAAACCATCAAGCAGGACAAAAACGGAGATCCGTATATCACCATCACGGCAGTCGGCAAAAACGAGCACGGAACGCGCAGAGCAACCGTGCTTTTTGTTTTGAATTACGGCCGCAGTGCGGAATACGGAAAAATCGACGGGACTTATTTCTGGACAAAGGGTGTCCGCAGCGCGCAGAAGCGCGTGAACGCGGAACTCGAAAAAATCCTCACACAAAAGCTGAAAGAAAGGGGCTTACTGTAATGCCTAGTTTTGACTTACGCGGCATCCGGGCGGGAAAGTATAAAAACACGTCCGGCACCGTGACCTACACAGAGCCGACCGACGTCGGCGACGCCATGAGCGCGCAGCTGGAACTCAAGTTCGCCGAGGGCCGCCTGTACGCAGAATCCAAGCTTGCCGAGTATATCAAGCTTGCCACCGGCGGCACGATCTCGCTGGCTGTCAAGTACATCAAAAGGGCCGCACAGGCGATGCTCTACGGCTGCACATCCGATACGAGCAAGGAAAATCTGAAATTCTCGGCCAAGGACATCGCAAACTATGTCGGCGTCGGCTTTTACGCGCCGGATAAGATCGACGGCGTGACCAAATACACCTGCGTCTGGGTGCCGAAAGCGCTGTTCGGCCCGCCCTCGCTGTCCTACCAGACAAAGGGCGAGAACATCCAGTTCAACACGCCGACCACGACCGGCGAATTCCTTGCGGACGATTCCACCGACGAGCTGCTGCTCGAGACCGAGACCGTCGACACCGCGGCGGAGGCCGTTGCCTGGATCAAGGGAAAGCTGGGTGAAACTTGATGGAAACGACCAAACTGAAAAACATTGACTATGAATTCGAGGGCCGGGTATACCGGCTCTCCTGCAACATGAACGTCCTTGCCGACGTGCAGGACGAATACGACGGCAATCTGCTGCGCGCGCTGAATACGGTGCACGGCCTCAAAAGCACGCTGGCCTTCCTGGCCGCCATGCTGACCGACGCCGCAGACACGCAGGGCATCACCGACGAAAACGGCCTTCCGCTGCGCTTTACCAGCAAGCAGATGGGCCGGAATCTCACCATGCACCAGACGCTCGAGGCCGGGACGCGGATCTACCCGCTGATTCAGGCTGCGGTCGAGCCGCCGGGGGAAGAACTCGGTGAAAAAACGTCGGAAGACGAAAAAAACTGACAACGCCGGGGAAACCGAAGCAGCTGGGCTTTGATTTCCCCGGCTTCCTCGCAATCTGGCTCTTCCGGCTGCATCTGCCGGAGCGGGATTTCTGGAAAACCATGTCCCCGCGCCGCATAACGCTCCTGCTTGACGCGCTTGCGCCGCAAAAGCAGCCGGAGCAGCAGGAACAGCCGCAGAGCCTGTCGGCCTATCTGAACGGAGGCACCTAACATGCCGAACATCAATACAAAATTTACGCTTTCGGGCGAAAAAGAATACAAGCAGGCGATCTCAGAAATTGGCAGCGGAATGAAGGTGCTGGACGCTGAGATGCGGAAAGTAACGTCTGCGTATGGAAAAAATGCAGACAGCGCAAAGCTGCTAGGGCAACAGAATGACATCCTGCAACGGCAGATCTATTCGCAAACAGAGAAGATTCGCTATATGCAGGAGGCGCTGAAAAATTCCGTAAAAAAAACGGGAGAATCCAGCAAAGCTACAATGGCGTGGCAGGCCAGCCTGCAAAACGCAACAGCGAAACTAAACGATCTAAATAACCAGATGCGCGAAAATGAAAAGCGCATGGAAGGTGAAAAAGAACAAAAATACCGCAAAAATATCGAACGGCTCAGCGCGAGCATGGACGTGCTGGACGCCGAGATGCGGAAGGTATCGGCAAAATATGCGGATAACGCAGAATCAGCAGAACTTTCGGCGGCGAAAACGGACCTGCTAACCCAAAAAATAAGCCTGCAGTATGACAAAATCGATAACCTGAAAGCTGGGCTCGAAGAAGCCGCAGAAAATTACGGATCGAACGCAGTGGAAACGCTGCGCTGGGAAAAAGAACTCAATAACGCGGAAGCCGAGCTTTACAAGCTGAACGGACAGCTGAAAAACAACACAGAGCAGATAGAAGACACGACCACCGCAACCGAGGACGCCGGGCAGAGCATCGGCAACCTCGGCGACGTGGTGAACGGCCTGACGTCCAAGCTCGGGATTCAGCTGCCGGACGGCATGAAGTCCTCCATGAACGCCATGGGCAGCCTCGATGCGCAGTCGCTGGCGCTGGCGGGCGGCTTCGCTGCCGTCGCGGCGGCAATCGTCAAGGTAGAAAAGGCCATGATCTCCATGACGAAGGAATCTGCGTCTTTTGCCGACAACATCATCACGCTTTCCATGCAGACTGGCCAGTCGACGGAGCAGCTGCAAGAGTTTGCCTATGCGTCAGAGCTGATTGACGTCTCTGTCGACACCCTGCAGGGAAGCCTGACAAAGCTGACCAATAACATGCAGGACGCGATGAACGGAACCGGTAACGCCAAGGACGCGTTTGACACTCTGGGCGTTTCCGTCACCAATGCCGTTGACGGCAGCATGCGCAGCGCGAACGACGTTTTCTACGAAACGATTGACGCGCTCGGGCAGGTAAAAAACGAGACCGAGCGGGACGCAATGTCCATGGACATTTTCGGCCGCTCCGCGCAGGATCTGAATCCGCTGATCATTCAGGGCTCGCAGACCCTCAAGGCCTACGCTGACGAAGCCCATAACATGGGCTACGTGCTCGACGACGAGGCGCTTTCCGCGCTCGGCGCGGTCGACGACGCCTATCAGCGCCTGCAAAAGACGCAGGAGGGCGTCAAAAACCAGCTGGCCGTGGAGTTTGCACCGTATCTCGAGGAATTCTACGGCGACGTGACCAGCGGCATCAAGTACATTGGCGACGTGCTGCAGCAGTCCGGGCTTGTCGACGCCTTCGGCATGCTGCTCGAAACGGCGGGCGATATCATCGCGCCGATGGATACCCTGTCCAACGATAAGGTACCGGCGCTGACAAGAGCGCTGCGGCCGCTTGCAGAGCTTATGGCAGCCATCGCGGACGCAGGGGACTTTGTATCCGGCCTGCTGTCGCTCGATTTTAACAAGGTCGGCACGGCGCTCGGCCTGAATTACGGCAAGGGCCAGATGTCGAATGTCCAGAAGCTCAATACCAAGTGGATGCAGCAGGATACGAACCGAGCGACCGCCGCGAACGGCTACGGCAGCTACTTCGACACCGATACCGGCAAGGCCTACGGAAACATGGAGTCCTACGCGAACGCGCAGTATGAATCCCTTGTGCGTGCGGGCGACAGCTCCGTCCTCGGCAAGTCGCAGGATCTGTGGGTGCAGGAATACCTCAAAAAGCTCCGCGGCAACGCCGCCGGCACCGACAACTGGTCTGGCGGCTGGACTCGTGTCAACGAAAACGGTCTCGAGCGGATCTTCCTACCGTCCGGATCGCGCATCCAGACAGCCAGCGAAACGCGCTACACCTCCGGCGATACCTACAACACCAACGTTTACGTCGACCACGTCGACGACCTCGACACCATCCTCCGCATCGCCAAAAACGCACGCATCACAGCCAGAATGGGGGCGAAGTAAATGGGAACGCTTACACTTTACGCGAACGACTCCGCAATCGTAAGAACTGATAATCCAAATACAAACTATTACAGTGCAACGCAAACCACATCAGACGACTTCGGAAACTATTGCAGAATGCTGATGACGTTTGCACCAACGAGCGCGCAGCTTGCAGCGCTTAGATACAAAAAAATAACGGCGATAACCTACAATCTTTTCTGCTCACAGATCAATTCTGGCGGAACAACAAACGATCCGGAAATTTATCTCCTGACGGGAAAGCCACAGCTCAGGTCGGTTACATACAACACAATGCCGGGGATGGCCTTAAAACTCGCAACGATCCCTAAACCTTATAGCATGGAAAACAACAGATACAGAAGCACAGCGACAATAATATCGGCGGCAAACCTAAAAATGCTGCTTGAAAATGGCGCATGCGTGTACCCAAATATGAATGTCGTGGTGCAATCTGCGAAGGGAAGCAATAAGCCATATATTGTAATTACCTATGAAGACCAGACAGCGGTTCCGAAAATCTATCTGACAGAAAGCGGGAAAAGAGCGTCAGAAATTGCGCAAAAATTCAAGTGGTCCTTGCAGTGGGATTCATATTACACCTATGAACTCCCAACAGTAGCAAGTCAAACGCTGAAATGGCAGGTAAAAAACGCGAGCACGGCCAATTCGGTCAGCGTGGGCGCAGACGAAACGAGCGCAACGCTGCCAGCAGGGACTCTCCCGGTCGGGAGTTTGGAATGGACGATACAACTGACCACAAGCCAAGGGGGGACCGTAACCGCCGCATGGTCGAGCTTCACTGTTGAGAAGCCTGTGATTTCTGCGATGAGTCCCGCAGCTGGCGCATATACGCCGAAGCACGTTGCGAGTATTTTCTCGTGGGATGTGCAGCAGCAGGATAAGACAATGGTTTCTGTCGAGCAGACACGCGCAACGATCTACTGGCGGACAACCGGCACGACGACCACGCACAGCATTGCTGTTTCCGGATCAAAAAAGAGCTACACCGTGCCAGCGGAGACATTTTTCGCCGAGTCCATAGACTGGATGATCACGGCGATCACAGCGGGCAATCTGACGGCAACGTCCGCATGGGTGACGGTATCAACAACGGAGGCAACACCGTCATGCAAACCAGTCGCCCCATCAGGCATCGTCATTGACGCGACTATCGTCAACCGCTTCTCGTGGCAGCACATCATTTCCACCGGCACACCGCAGAGCAAGGCCGATCTGCAATGGTCCGCCGACGGCACGACATGGAACACGCTCGCGACCGTCACCGGCGAAAATCAGTATTACGACGTTCCGGCGAACAAATTCACAAGCGGAACAAAATACTGGCGCGTGCGCACCTACAACACCGACAACACGGCGTCCGAATGGAGCGACAAGGCAGAGTTTATCGCCATCAATGCTCCGTCCGCACCGTCCATCGTGATCCAGTCCACCGGCCCGCGCCCGCGCATCACCTGGCAGACCTCTGAGCAGGAGGCCTATCAGCTGACGCTCTCCAGCGGCTACGCCTCTGGAACGGTCTACGGCACGGAAAAGGCATGGCGTTCCCCTGTTTACCTCGCTGACGGCAGCTACACCGTCCGCGTGCGCGTGCAGAACAAGTACGGCATGTGGTCCGAGTGGAGCGCAGCCGCTCTGCCCGTTTCGCACACCGAGGGCGAGGCCATCACCCTGACCGTCACCGCCGGCCATGAGGCCGCGCTGGCCTGGCAGACCGCAGGCAGCTATGATTTTTACCTGATCGAGCGGGACGGCGTCGCCATTGGCCGCACCGTCCAAAAGCAGTACATCGACCACACCAGCATTGGCAGCGTGACCTACCGCGTCCGCGGCTGCTACGACGAAAGCGATAACTACGGCGTGTCCAATTCGGATACCGTCGAGATCCTGCCTGAGACCAACATGATCTGCGACCTCGAAACCGGCGTATGGCTCGAAATGCGTTTGTCCGAGACGCAGCTGCGCACCAACAGCGCAAGCTTTTCTGCAGGTGTCTCGACCGTCCATCTGGCCGGGCTGGCCTACCCGGTAGAGGAGCGCAGCGAGCAGCGCGACCGCGCCCTGTCCGTCGCCTGCGCCTGGCCGCACAGCCAGCGGGCCGCAGCCATCGCGCTGGAGGCCCTTGTGGGACGCCTCGTCTGCCTGAAAGATCACTACGGCAATATGGCGATCGGTACGCTTCCGTCGCTGGAAAGCAATTGCGACGAATTCATGCGCCGCTATTCCTTCACCGTCTCGCACACCAACCGGGAGGAGGCGATCGCCCTTGACCCGTGACGTAAGCTACCGCATCGACGTGCTCCGGAACGGTGCGCCCATCACGCAGCTGCAATGGGATACCGGCAGCCCGCCGCAGATCATGAGCGACCGCGCTGCGAACATCCACGGAACGCTCAAAGGAAGCTTTCTTCCCAATGCCGTAGCGGCGTGGGAATCGGACGAGCTGCGGCCATGGATCATCGTAAACGGGACGGAGCACTCTCTCGGCATCTATCAGGCCGCGACTGTCAGCAGCAAGGGCGGAAGCGCCGGCACGCGCATGGAAATAGAAGCCTATGATCGCTGCTGGCGCGTGTATACGCAGAAAACGGAAACGCTCCTGCATCTTGCCGCAGGCGCGTCGTACATCACGGAAATTCGCAAGCTGCTGACCGTCTGCGGCGTCTCCCTCGTGATCGCAACGCCGAACGCCGCTGTGCTGGCGACAGACCGCGAAGACTGGCCGATCGGCACGAGCTACCTGACGATCGTAAACGCGCTGCTGTCCGAGATCAATTACGAAAGCCTCTGGTTTGACGCCGACGGCGTATGCAGGCTCGAACCGTATCAGGAGCCGTCCGCCGCCATCATCGACTGGCGCTACGGCGTGACAGACCTGTTTCTCCCGGAGAAGCATCCGGGGCCGGACTGGTCGGACGAAACGGACATTTTTGACGCGCCGAACGTCTTCGTCGTGACCTGCAACAACCCGGATATGGACGCTGCCATGGTGGCGACAGCCGTCAACGACAATCCGGCCTCCAAGAAATCCACCTTCAAGCGCGGCATGCGCATAACCTCCGTCGAGCGGGTAGACAATATCGCCTCGCAGGAGGATCTGCAGGCCTACGCCGACAAGCGCCGCAACGAGTCGCTGCTTGCTGCGCGCGCCATTACATTTTACACGCTCAATGAGCCGGGGCACGGCGTCGGCGATATCCTCGCCCTGACGCACGACGAGATCGGAGGAATTTACCTCGAAACCGGCTGGTCGGTCACGATGCAGGCCGGAAGCCTCATGACACACTCTGCAAAAAGGACGGTGATCGCATAATGGAGGGAATCGACAGCCTGTTTGTGACGAATATCGAGATGCCGGACGAAAATCTGCCGGAAGCCTTTCTTGCGACCGTCGGCGCGGTCTATGACGATGGCCTGTCCCTCATCCTAGAGGGGCAGACTGAAGCCACAACAAAGCACTATAAATGCAACACGTCCGCCACCTTTGCCGCGGGCGACCGCGTCAAGGTCGCGCGGATCTCCGGCAGCTATATCGTCGAGTACGTCGTAGGCCCGCCGGGCAGCGGCGGGAGCGGAGGAGAGAGCGCTCCGCCAGACAGAATCAAAAAAGATAGTTACGGCATGTACGTCAAAAGCAATTTCTTGCTGCCACTTTACGGGAATGAAAGCATCGGCGCGACAAATGTGCCGTTTTACGGGGTGGCTGCAAATAGGGTTTGGCTGTGCTATAACGCAAGCAAATACGCAGCATTAAGGTGCAACAGCGACGGGAAACTGCTTGTGAACGGCACTGTGATTGCATAGGAGGCGAAATAACATGATCCAGATCCACATCACCAAAGCCTCCGCGCATCTGTGCTCGCCGCCGGAGCTTCTGACGGCGGGCATGGCGAAGGCCGTCAGCGTCGAATTCGCGTTTTCATCCGACTGGGACGGGCTGACGAAGACCGCCGTCTTTACAAACGGCAGGGCCACCATCGACGTACTCCCGGCAAAATGGGATGGCGATACCGTGACCGTCCCGCCCGAGATTCTCGCCGTGGCGGGGCGCTATGCCCGCGTCGGCGTGTACGGCACGAACGCCTCCGGCGTCGTGCTGCCAACCGTCTGGGTATCGCTCGGCAAGGTGCAGCCTGCGGCGGAGCCGTCCGGCGATCCTTCGGCGGATCCCACGCTCCCCGTCTGGGCGCAGCTGCAGGAGCAGATCGGCGACCTGAACGATCTCAAAACCTACAACAAAGAAACCCTCGTCGCCGCCATCAACGAAGCCCGCAATTCCGGCGGCGGAGGCGGGGGCGGTTATCAGATCGGTGACGGCCTCAAGCTGGACGCCGAAACCAACACCCTGTCCGTCGACACGGCGGACGCAGTCGAAAAGGACAATACCAAGCCCGTAACGTCCGCCGCCGTGTATACGGAGGTCGGCAACATCAACGCGCTGCTCGCGACGATTTAAGGAGAGGATTTTATGAGCACACAGACTGAAATTACCAGATTACAGACCGCGCGGAACAAGCTGCGCACATGGCTCGTCGGCCTCGGACTCGCCGCGAGCACGGACAAGCTCGACGCGCTGACCGACAAGGCCGCCGCCATCAAAAATCAGGGCGCGGTCGACGCCAACGTCAAGGAGGGCGAATCCTACACCATTCCGGCAGGCTATCACAACGGCTCCGGCACGGTCAAGGGCGTCTCCGGCGGCGGCAACTACAACCTGCAGGCCAAATCCGTCACGCCGACGAAGGAGCAGCAGTCCGTTGCTCCGGATCAGGGCTACTATGGCCTGTCTGCCGTCACGGTCGGCGCGATACCGGAGAACTATCAGGACGTCTCCGCCACGACCGCCGCGCCCGGCGACGTGCTGGCGAATAAAGTCTTTATCGACGCGGACGGAGTAACGCAGGCAGGCACCATGCCGGACAACGGTGCAGTGGAGAAAGTGCTGGACGCTACGACCGGCAATCAGGAATACACCGTCCCGGCGGGTAAGCACTCCGGCGCGGGCAAGGTATCTGTCGTGCTGGAAACCAAGTCCGCCACGCCTGCCGAGGCTGCGCAGGACATCACGCCCACAAAGGGCAAAGTCCTCGGCAAGGTCACGGTTGGTGCCATTCCGGCCAAATACAAGGACGTTTCCGGCGTGACTGCCGGAGCGGCTGACGTGCTGGACGGAAAGTTTATCGTGCTGGCCAACGGCAGCAAGGTCGAGGGCACCATGGCCAACAACGGCGCGATCTCGAAGACCATCGACGGCCTCACGCAGACCAGCGTAGCCATCCCCGCAGGCTATACCTCCGGCGGCACCGTCGGCCTGACCGACGACATCGAAAACGCCCTCGCCGCGATTTAAGGAGGCAGACATGAGCGTACAGACAGAGATCGACCGCATTATCACGGCAGTCGGCGCGGCGTATGACGCAGTGGAGGCCAAAGGCGGCACAGCCCCAGCGGCACAGACCATCGAAGGGCTTGCCGCAGCAGTCGGTACGATTCCGACCGGAATCGCGCTGCAGCTGGTCGTAACGGTATCTGCTGGCGCGACGGTCACAGCGACGAACGGCTCCAAAACAATCAGCGGAACATCTGACAGCACCGGCGTTTGCACGCTTATCGTTCCGGAGATCGGCACATGGAGTGTATCTGCAACGCTGGGCGGACAAACATCTGATACAAAAACGGTATCCATCACGGACAGCTACGCGGTGGCGCTGACATTCTTCTCTGCGACGATTACTGTTACAGTAGATTCCGGCGCGACCGTTACGCTGAAAAAGGGCGGGACGACTATCGCCACAAAGACGAGCAACGGGACGGCGGTTTTCACCGTCACGGAGACGGGGGCGTACACGGTCACGGCAACAAAGAACGGGCAGACGACGAGTGGCTCCGTCAATGTCGTGTCCTCCACGACCTCCTACTCGCTGACGCTCTCTTTCGTGAGCTCTACGCTCAACGACAGCGAGTGGAGCGTTATCAAGTCCGTTTCCGACGCGGGACAGGGTGCAAACTATTGGAGCATCGGCGATTGTAAGGCAGTCACGCTTAACGGCACGGTTGGGCATCTTACACTGTCGAATTACACAACATACGCATTTATCATTGGATTTAACCACAATCAAGAGCTGGAGGGCGCAAACCGCATCCATTTTCAGCTTGCAAAGACCGCCCTCACCGGCGGCACGGACGTTTGCCTCTGCGACAGATTCTATAACTCGACCGTCTTGGCGATCGGCTATTTCTCTATGAACGCTGAGCGCACCAACTCCGGCGGATGGGAAAGCTCGCAGATGCGTACAAACATTTGCGGGACGAGTCTGTCAAGCTATTCCGAAACGATTATCGCAGTCATTCCGGCGGCGCTTCGTGCCGTCCTCAAGTCCGTTACCAAGTACACGGACAACACCGGAGGCGGAAGTGCGGCGGCGAGCAATGTCACGGCGACAACGGATTACTTTTTCCTCCTCTCGGAGTTCGAAGTTTTCGGTAGCATTTCCAACGGAAACACGAACGAGAAGAACAAACAAGCGCAGTACGCCTATTATTCAGCCGGGAACCTCAAAATTAAGTACAAGCACGACGAAACGAGTACCGCCGCTGATTGGTGGCTCCGTTCCCTGAGTACGCGCAACTCCACCAATTTCGTGCGTGTGTACCCCGACAACACAGTCGGCACCCGCAGCGCGAACGTTTCCGTCGGCTTTGCCCCCGGCTTTTGCGTATGAGGTACGGATATGGACTATATCACATACAAACGCTTCAAGGGGAAATCTATTTCTGGCGAGGTTAATATCCCATATGGCACGATTTTGCAGGAGCATGAAAAATTCCTGTATCTGGATGGCAAGCCGATTTGCTGTGCGACGAGTGAAAACGGATGGAATCATTTTCGACCGCTAACTGATGAGGGCAAATATCGGCAGGATATGCTGGATAAGCTCTATCGATGGTATGCAAAGCACGGCTGCGGCGAGGACTTTGTAGACGAGCTGTGGCCTGGGCAGGAAAACGGCTACTGGAAAAATCGGTTGAGAACAGCAAGTACAGAACGATTGGAGAAAATCTATCAAGAGAAATTTGGAGGGACGCCATGTATGCAGTAAAACAGGACGGTGCGTTTGCCGGGTATGCGGACAGTATTGTGCCCATCCGACTACACGGCAACGGTTGTTATGTCCCATGCGAGGAAGATCAGGCAGAAGGCTTTTGCGCTAAGATGGCTGTGACTATTACGGATGAAGAAGGAAACGAATCCAGAACGCTGATCGATACAGTGTACCGGACGGAGGGACACGCAATGAAAGGAACGGAGCCGGTCGGCACCTACGAGCAGCATGGCGCAGCCGTCCCGCTTGCCGAGGCGGAAGCCGCGCTTGCAGAATTGGAGGCAGTCTATGACGCAGGATAAATTGGAAAAGCTCAAAACCGCCATCAAGGACGGAAAGCTCGTGCAGGCCGCAGGCGGCATCACGGAGGCCGTCACGCAGTCGGACAAGCTGGGTTTCGACTGGCGCAATATCTACGTCAACAAGATCCTGGTGCGGCAGGAGTACGTCGAACAGGCCGTGAAAGCCGGCACGGAGAACAACCCCATCGTGTGGAAGGCCGGCATGTCGCTGATCCAGAATGCTTATTACACAAACAACGGCGAAACAAAGATCTGGATGGGCGCGGCAGGCGCGACGGCAAAGTGGACGGACGCGGCCTTCGTGCCGATCTGATCGCGCGGGAGGGAGAACAACATGGACACCAAGACCATCATCGTCACCCTCGTCTGCGCCGTGCTCGGCTCGTCCGCGCTGACGGCGGTCGTCAACGCCGTCGTCAGCGCGATACAGAAAAAGCGCGGCAAGGCCACGACGCAGGAGACGCACCTAGCCGAGATCGACAAAAAGCTCGGGAAAATGCAGGAGCATCAGGACGAGCAATATCTCGCAATTCTCCGTCTGACCATCATGTCGGAGGAAATGCCAATGGCAGAGCGCCTGATCGCCGGAGAGAAGTATAAAAAGATGGGCGGGAACGGCGACGTGAAAAAGTTCCTGCACCAGCTGGAGGCGCAGTGCGAACGCAATGGAGTTTAGTAAAAAGTGGCTGATCTGCAGCGCGCTCGTCAGCCTTGCACTCATCATCGCCTGCGCGGCAGGTGCAGACCTGACGGAGATCACGCTTGCGGTGCTGGCTGAAACGACGGCTTCCAGCGGCTTTTACCTCTGGAAAGCCAAAAATGAGAACCGCGCGAAGTACGCGCAGAAATACATGGATAAATGGGCTGAAAAATACGGCCCGGAAGCGGCAGCACGCATCGCGGAGATCGTGCTGAAAGATTGAAAGGAGCATACTTATGGACTACACGCAAATCATCTCGGCAGTGATCGCGCTCATCAGCGCGCTCGTTTCGGCATTTTTGATCCCGTGGCTCAAAACCAAGATCGACGCGGATAAGCTGCAAACGATCCGCACTTACGTCGAGATCGGCGTCAAGGCGGCGGAGCAGCTGTACACCGCGACGGACGGCGCAGCGAAAAAGGCGTATGTTGTGAACTTCCTCGCCGAAAAGGGCATTCAATTTGATGTGGAAACGATCGACAAGCTGATCGAGGCCGCCGTGCTGCAGCTGCACCACGAGTTGTACGGGAGTGAGAGGGCATGAGCATCAAAATCGGACAGGCCAGCCTTGGGGAAACCGGAGGACGCAACCAGCAGCCCGGCAATCAGAACGGGCGGGAGCTGAATATCTCCAACTGGTACAATGGCCGCTGGCTCGGCGTCCTGCGCTACAAGAGCCGCAAAAAGGCCGAGCGGGCCGCGCAGACGTGCGAGGCGGCCATTAAAAACCGGAACATCGGTTACGACATGAGCGACCGGAACACAGCGTATGAGGCCGCCAGAGCCGTCGGGTGGGACGTAAGCAAGATCAAAAAGCCAATGGAGACGGACTGCTCCGCGCTCATGATGCTTTGCGCCGTGGCCGCAGGCTGCGCGTCGGTCGAAGCTCTCTACCGTCGGCAGGGCAACAGCTGCACGACATATTGCATGCTGCACGATTGGCCCGCAACGGGAGATTTTGTGCTGCTGACCGGCAGCAAGTATCTGACGACGGACGCCAATCTCCTGCGCGGGGACGTGCTGGTAAGCGAGGGCCATACGGTTATGGCCCTTGAAGACGGAAAAAACGGAGAGGAGGAGACTGAAATGGTTGAGAAAAGCAAAATCATCATGGACGGCAAGGAAGTCGCCGTTGAGCGTATCCTGAAAAACGGTACGAATTACATCAAAGTGCGCGATCTGGCCGCTGCGCTGGATCTCGAAGTGAGCAGCAAGGGCAATATCGCTGTGCTGAATCACAAGGAAAAGTAAGCCCCGCCAGGCGGCGGGCCGAAGGGAGTGACAGCAAATAACTGCGCGGCTGGCTCTGCCGAAGGAGCTTCAGCACCTCACGCGCAGCGACTGGGAGCGCGTCACTGACGAGGGACTTCTGGACGTGATCGATCAGCAGATCGTGAAGCTTTATATCGTGCGCAGGCTCCCGCAGATGGACGCGGCCGGTGAGATCGGCATCGACCGCAAAACCATCTCCCGCCGCCTGCCGCACATCTACAACACCGCCCGCCGTCTGACAGGAGCATAACGCAAAGCACCCGTGGGATTCGTCCCACGGGTGTTTTTGTATCAGGCGCGCAGTTATCCTGCGGGCTTATTTTGTTGCATGAGCGCGTCCCAGTGGGACCAGAGTTCGCGGTTGCAAGGTTCGCCGTGCAGCGAATTGAGAATATCGGCGACTTCTGCCGGGCTTTGATAGTACAGGACGCACGTTTCGCCGGTCTGCGTGCGCCGAAATTGCAGCTTTTTCGGCCCTGCCGGAAAATGCGAGGATACTTGCGTTAAAAGCTCAGGCTGCCCGTAAACCCGCAACCGTGGTGTCCTGATGGGCTTGCCACGTACCTTGTGCGGCCAGAGATCAAGGCAAGCTTGCAGCTCCACCACACCGCGGCAAAATCCCTGCCAATCCGTCACGTCGGCGAGGGACGGGAGAAGATGCACCTTCGCGGATTTCACAACCCAAAAGGGTTTCTTTCCGTCTGCACGGTGCTGGAGGTATGGCGCGGTTGGGAAAAGCTCGGCAACCGCGTCGATGTACCACCGATCAACGCAGCGAACAAGGAACTTGCCGCAGGTATCAACGCCGAGCAGCATGAGGATCGCTTGCTGATAGCCAGTCATTTTCGATACCTCTGATTGCTCAAGGTTAAAATCTCGGCTGCCATTGTGGCCACATACGGCGGGCAGGCGCGGTCGCCGAGGCACCAGTGCTGCACGGTACGCAGAGGAACGTTGAAATACTGCGCAAAGCCGGTCTGCGTCAGTCCGTATTTCTCGATTAGCTCCGGGATCGTGCAGTGCGTGCCGTCCCAGATCCCGCCGAGCAGCGCCAGCCGCTCCGCCGGAATCTCTTCGGATTCGGCGTCGCCCCAGACGCTGGACAGCGCCATATCGGAGACATAGGAATCGCGGTCAGCGTATGCGCCGACTTCGGCGTAGAGAGCAGCGCGGATTGCGGGTGTGAGTTTCATGTGGGTTCCTCCTCATTTTTGCAATTTTCGGCGTCATCGCCTGCTGGTAGCCGTTCATTCCCGCGCCCTCCTTGCTTGCGTTGGCCGCAATCATCAGCAGATGCGGATGAAACCATCGCTGCAAGCCTTGAGCGTGTAGCTGGTGCTGTCGTCGTGCGCGTCGGCGATCCACTCTTCTTCATCATCGTCGTACCGGATACTGTCGTAATCGACAACCAGATCGGCCATCTCCTCTGCATTGTCTGCCAGCCAGTCGCGGATCATGGTGTCCATCATATCCCTGTTCATTTCGTACATTTTATTTACCTCCGTCATTTAATTTATCTTATGGTCTTATTATACGCCCACTGGGCGCAAAAGTCAAGAGGGAAATGCAAAAAAATATAAAAAAATTGGTACACAAATGCCCCATAAATGTCCCCCACGAAAAACCGGGATTCGGTAGACTGAGGATAGGAGCTGGCCGGCTTACTTACTTTTACCGGAGGTATTTCTTATGGAATACGCAAGCAACGGCAAGGCCAACGCGGCCCTGACCACTGGCATCATCGGCACGGCAGGTGTCGGGCTCGGACTGCTGGGTAATCTGCTGGGCGGCGGCTTTGGCGGCTGGGGAGCAAACCCGGCTGCGGCTGCAATGGCAGCGGGCGCAGCGTGCAGCGAAAACATGCCGGTCACGCGCTACGACCTCGACCGGGAGCAGAAGCTGTCCGCGAAGGACAGCGAGATTGCGCTGCTCAAGGCCAACACGTACAACGACCAGAAAATGGTGGAGATGTACGGTTATATCGACGGGCAGCTCAAGGACGTCCGTGAGGCACTGTGCAAGCAGGCCGTCCACAACCAGCGCACCGAGGACAGCTTTACGCTCGTCAAGCAGGATGTGGACTGCGTCCGCAAGGAGGCGCTGGACGCCGTGAAGATGGAGGCCGAGCGGCGCTGCTGCGGTGACAATTCCATCGTGACGTATGTCAACGCGACCTTTTACCCCAAGCAGGTCGCCGACGTCACGACCGGAACCGCAACGACGGCGCAGTCGCTCTACAACCCGATCCCGAAG